TTTTACACAGAATAGTGTATAATATTATTAAAAGGTGGAAAAATGGCACGTAAAAAAAGTATTCATTATGTGAATAACTCTGATTTCTCTACGGCTGTTGTCAGTTATGTAGAAAAAGTAGAAGAAGCAAGAAAAAAAGATACAGATATACCAAAAGTTCCGGACTATATAGCACAATGTTTTTTAAGAATTGCTGAAGGTTTATCGCATAAAGCAAACTTTATAAGATATACTTACAGAGAAGAAATGGTAATGGATGCTGTAGAAAATTGTTTGAAAGCGATAGGTAACTATAACTTAGAAGCTGCAACAAGAACCGGTAAACCAAACGCGTTTGCGTACTTTACACAAATAACTTGGTACGCATTCCTACGTAGGATAACAAAAGAAAAGAAACAACAAGAGATAAAACTTAAATACCTTACAAAATCTGGTGCCGAAAGTTTTATTGACGTTGGTGAAGAAGCAGTTGGTGCTAATCAAGCTAACTTCTTTGTTGATACGTTAAGAGATAGAATACAAAGAGTAAGAAACACAGATAATGAAATGAAAGAAATAGTTAAAAAAGAACGAAAGAAAAGAAAAACAAAAATAGCGGATTCAGACTTAAGTGAGTTTATGCAATGAAGATAGCAATATTATGTGATACACATTGTGGTATCAGAAACTCTTCTGAAGTATTTTTAGATAATGCAGAAGATTTTTATACGAATATATTTTTTCCGGAATGTGATAAGAGAAACGTAAAGCAAATATTACATCTTGGTGATTATTACGATCATCGTAAGTTTGTAAATTTTAAAGCGTTAAATCAAAATCGTAGAGTATTCTTAGATCAGTTACGAAAAAGAAACATGATGATGGATATAATCCCAGGCAATCATGATACGTATTATAAAAATACAAACGAGCTTAACGCATTAAAAGAATGCTTAGGCCACTATATGAATGAAGTTCATATCATCATGGAACCTACTGTTATGAAGTATGGTTCATTAAGTATCGGCTTATTGCCATGGATATGTGCAGACAATTATGATCAGTCGATGAATTTTATAAAAGATTGTAAAGCAGATTGGCTTGGTGCTCATTTAGAGTTAGCAAACTTTGAAATAGGTAGAGGCATATTAGCACCTCACGGTATGGATGCTAAAATATTCTCAAAGTTTGAACAAGTATTATCAGGCCACTATCATACTTCTTCTAGAAGAGATAACATTTGGTATCTTGGTAATCCTATGGAATTTTTTTGGTCTGACGCACACGATCCTAAGTACTTTCACATACTTGATACTGAAACAAGACAGATAGAAAAAATAAGAAATAATTACACATTATTTGAAAAAGTTGTGTACAATGATAAAGAAATGGATTATAATAATTATAATAAAAATTTATCCAAAAAATTTGTAAAGGTTGTAGTTGCAGAAAAAACTGATCCCTTTACCTTTGATAGATTCATCGATCGTATACAAAACCAAGACATATACGAATTGAAGATTGCAGAAAACTTTAATGAGTTTATGGGCGCAAACGTTGAAGATGAAGATATGAATTTTGAAGATACAACAGAAATAGTTGATTCATATATTGAAGCTGTTGATACAGACTTAGATAAAGATAAAATTAAAGTTCAAATGAGAGAACTTATGACTGAAGCACAGGCACTTGAAATAGCATGATAATTTTTAAATCTATTAAATATAAAAACTTTTTGTCGTCTGGTAATTATTTTACAGAGATTCCTTTAAACAAAAGTAAATCAACACTTGTTGTTGGTCATAACGGTGCTGGTAAATCTACCATGCTTGATGCCATATCGTTTGCATTGTTTGGTAAACCACATCGTAAAATTAGTAAAGGTCAACTTGTAAACTCTATAAATCAAAAACAAGCAGTTGTTGAAGTACTGTTTAGCATTGGTAAAGCAAACTTTAGAATACTAAGAGGTATAAGACCAAATATATTCGAGATATGGAAAGACGGTAGAATGATTAATCAATCGTCACATGCCATGGAATACCAGAAGATTCTCGAACAAAACATTCTGAAACTCAATCACAAGAGTTTCCATCAAGTCGTTGTGCTAGGTAGTTCATCATTCATACCTTTTATGCAACTAAATGCTGGTAATCGTAGGAATGTTATCGAGGATCTTCTGGACATTAATATCTTTTCTAAAATGAATATGATATTAAGAGAAAGAAACTCTGTATTAAAAGAAAATATAAGCAGAATTAATAATGAAACAAATATAGTTAAAAATAAAATAGAACAACAAACAAAATATATAAGAGACATCGCGGCTGTTACTGAAGAAAATAAAAGCAAGTATGAAAAACAAATTAAAAAAGGTAAAGAAAAAATAAAGAAGCTACAAGACGAGAACAATAATATAAGTAAAGAGCTTGAAAACAGTACTGCTACAGATGAACTAAAAAGTTTACAAGAAGAAAAGAATAACGTTATCGCACACATAGCACAAGTAAAACAAGAAATGAAAGGTATCGCTAAACGTGGTATGTTTCTAGAAAAGAATGATGTATGTCCTACGTGTGATCAAACTATTGAAAATAAAGATAAGCTTATATTTGATACCAAGAATGAAGCGTATCAAGTACAGTCGACCTTAAGTATGGTTGAAAGTAACGGTACAGTAATTGATAGAAAGATATCAAACCTAGAAGAAATTATAAAAGATATAAGAGAAAAAACTGATACTATGAATGCAAACAATAGAGAGATAGTATCATTGAATAGTAGTAATGACGAGTTACAAAAATATTTAGAAAGTGAAGTTGCAGCAGATCTAACTGGTGCCAGAAAAGATTTAGAAAAAATGAACAGTGATAAAGAATCATTGTTTGAAGAAAAATTAAAAGTAAATGAACAACACAGCTACAACGGTGTAATAGCAGAAATGCTAAGAGATACTGGTATTAAAACAAAAATTATAAAACAATATTTGCCAGTAATTAATAAACTTGTTAATCAATATTTACAGGTATTAGATTTTTTTGTATCGTTTAATTTAGATGAAGAGTTTAACGAAACAATAAGATCAAGACATAGAGATGATTTTACTTATGATTCTTTTAGTGAAGGAGAAAAACAAAGAATTGATTTATCTTTATTATTTACTTGGAGACAGATAGCAAAGATGAAAAACTCTGTGGCTACTAACTTACTATTACTAGATGAAACCTTTGATTCATCACTTGATCATGATGGTATTGAAAACTTGTTAAAGATACTTTATACTTTAGACAAAGACAGTAATACGTTTATTATATCTCATAAAGGCGATATATTAGATGGTAAGTTTGAATCTAAAATAGAATTTGCAAAAGAAAGAAATTTCTCTAAAATGAAAATATAACTGTGTACATTCAGTTAAAAATGGTGTATTATATAATAATAATTGAAAAGGAAGGTTTATTATGCAACTAAGTGATACTACACTCGATATACTTCGAAACTTCTCAGCAATAAATCAGAACATGCTTATCAAAGAAGGCAACACACTTAAGACTATAAGTGAGGCGCGTGCTGTTGTGGCCACTGCAACTATTGCTGAATCATTTCCAAAAGATATTGGAATATACGACTTAAATGAATTTATTGGCGTTATGGGTTTGGTGCAAGGACCAACACTCAACTTTCAAGATGATTACGTAACAGTATCAGATGAAAGTGGTAGGTCAAGCGTAAAATATTTTTACTCAGCACCAGAAACATTAACGTCACCAGCAAAAGATATTATAATGCCAGAAGCTGATGTTAAGTTTAAACTTGATAACGATACGCTTAACAAGTTAAAAAAAGCTGCATCAACTCTTGGTCATAAAGAATTATCAATAACAGCAAAAGACGGTGTGTTAAGTTTGTCAGTGATTGAAAATCAAAATGCAACGTCAAACGCTTTCTCTATTGATATAGATGGCGAGTTTAAACAGGACGCTGTTTTTAATTTTATAATAGATATATCTAACTTAAAATTACTTCCGGGTGATTATGACGTAGAAATATCTTCTAAACTCGTAACGCAATTTAGTATGGAAAATGTGAAGTACTGGATTGCTCTAGAAAAATCTTCAACATACGGAGCATGACATGTCAGATAATATAACTCAGTTAAAAGATCTTGCTAACAAAGCAAGTAGAAGTACAGTAGCAGTAATTGATGCTGTAACTCAAAGAGGTGGTTTTAAAGGTGAAGAGCTTTCAACCATCGGTGGCCTAAGAGACCAGTGTATTCAAATCATTCAAATAAGTGAAGCTATCCAGCAGGAGGATGCAATGAAAGATAACAGTACACAGAAACCAGAAGAAAAGAAATAATGTCCGAACAGTTTCTATGGGTTGAAAAATACAGGCCAAAAACAATTGAAGAGATTGTTTTACCTAAAGGCTTAAAAGAAACCTTCCTTAAAATTGTCGAAAGCGGTGAACTCCCTAATATGTTACTTACCGGTACGGCAGGCCTAGGTAAAACCACAGTAGCCCGAGCTCTATGTACAGAGCTCGGCTGCGACTTTATTTTAATCAATGGTTCAGAGGAAGGTAACATTGATACGTTAAGAAATAAAATAAAGCAATTTGCTTCTTCAGTTTCGTTACAAGCTAATTATAAAGTTGTAATACTAGATGAAGCGGATTATTTAAATCCGCAATCCACACAACCTGCGCTTCGTGGATTTATTGAAGAGTTTGCAAACAATTGCAGATTCATACTAACTTGTAACTTTAAAAATCGAATCATCGAACCATTACATTCGAGATGTGGTGTATATGAATTTAACACCAGTAAAAAAGATATGGCAGAACTTTGCACACAGTTTATGGAACGTGCAAAAGATATATTAAAAAAAGAAAATATAAAATGTGAAGATCCTGCGTTAGCAAACTTAATTATGAAGTTTGCACCAGATTGGCGTAGAATATTAAATGAACTACAAAGATATTCAATCAACGGTACTATTGATATGGGTATCACATATGCGCTTGACGATAAAAACTATGACGATCTTTTTAATTATCTTAAGTCAAAAGACTTCAAGAAAATGCGTAATTGGGTTGTAAATAATATAGATACAGATGCAAGTGCAATATTCAGAGCTGTATATGATAGGATGCAAGATAAGGTGTCACCTCAATCGATACCACAACTTGTATTAATATTAGCAGACTATCAGTATAAAAATGCATTTGTTGCAGATCATGAACTAAACGTGGTAGCGTGTTTAACGGAGGTAATGTCAGATGTTCAATTCAGTTAAATTAACTTTATATACACAAGAAGATTGTGGCTATTGTAAACTTTTAAAAAAGAAATTAGTCGAATGGGACTTTGATTTTAGAGAAGTAAATATTAGTCATGACTTGTTTGCAAAAGATTTCTTAAAAGAAAAAGGACATCGTACAGTACCACAACTTTACTGGAACAATACACACTTAAATAAGTTACCTACTAATGAATTAACTTATGAACACGTTTGTGCTGAACTTGATTATGAAAATTATATTGGTGGAGTAGAAAATTGGTCAGTAAGAAAAGTGTCGCAATAGTTGGAGGAGGTATCGCAGGTCTTACGACTGCTTACTTCCTAGCAAAAAAAGATTATAAGATTACGGTATTTGATCCTGAAGGCATAGCAACACAATGTAGTTATGCCAACGGTGGTCAACTTTCTGTTTGTAATGCTGAGACTTGGAATACATATAGTAATTTAATAAAAGGTATAAAGTGGATGTCAAGAAATGATGCACCACTTGCATTTAGAAATGATATATGGTCATGGGATAAGTTTAGATGGGTAGTTGGTTTTGTCGGTGCAACTATAACAAATTCATACGATTATAACACTCGTAAAACTATTGAATGGAGTTTACGTTCAAGAAGATTATATAAAAAATTAATTAAAGAACTTAATATAGACTTTCATCAAAAAGATTGTGGCATACTTCACATATATAAAAATGAAAAGTCTTGGTATAAAGCACAAAAAACTTTAGAAAGATTTAAAGATACCGGTTGGGGCAGAGTCGTAAAGAAAGGTAACTTATTAAAGTATAAAATTAAAACTAAAGAAATAGTAGGTGCAACTTTTACAAAAGGTGATTCTGTTGGTGACATACATACTTTCTGTAAAGAACTTTCTAACTATCTTTATAACAACTATGATTATAGAATACATGTAAATAAGATAGTAGCAAATAAAGAAGTTAAATATCTATCTGGTAAAAGAGACCATGCAAAAACAGTTGATGAATTAAAAGAAGAATTTGATGAAGTAGTTATATGTGCAGGTGCTTACACACCTTTTATATTACCGCATTTGAATATATATCCAATAAAAGGTTATTCCGTAACTTATCATGAAGAACACGATATGCCAACAACCTCTATATTAGATGACGATGCTAAGATCGTAGCATCACCATTTGCAAATAATGTATTTAGAGTTGCTGGTACTGCAGAGTTAGCTGGTTGGAATCATGACATTAGAATGGATAGAATAAAACCATTGAGAAGATGGGTAAGAAAAAATACTTTTGTCAAAGATAGCAGACCAGAGAACTGGGCTTGTTTAAGACCAATGACACCAAACATGATGCCTATTGTAACTAAAACAAAAGGCGTATGGGTAAATAGTGGTGCAGGTCATTTAGGTTGGACTATGGGAATGGCTCTAGCAGAAAAGGTAACAAATGATATATTCAAAAGTTAAAAAAATTCTAGATAGAGAAATTAATAGACAAGATAATACAATTGAGTTAATTGCAAGTGAAAACTTTGCAAGTCAAGCCGTTATGGATTTATGTGGTAGCGTGTTTACGAATAAGTATGCAGAAGGTTACCCAGGCAAAAGATATTATAACGGTTGTAAGTATATGGATGAGATTGAAGACTTAGCAATTGAACAAGTAACAAACTTATATAAATGTGTTTTTGCAAACGTACAACCTCATAGCGGTGTAAACGCAAACACCGCAGTTTAT